TACAGGTCTTGAACATCTTCCTAATCCTAAGAATCTCGACTTCACTAATATAGATACTACTTTCCTTCACGATCTCTACAATCAGTCTCCTGAAGGTAGGGCTATTCTTAAAGCTGTTCCTAATCTTCCTAATGCTAAGATCATTCATGGAGATACTCTACCTCCCACTCATAGAGGTAAGGTAAGTGGAAATGAGCGAGATGGATACACAATCGAAATTAATGCATTCCCGGCTTCAGGTGTGTATGAGCCTGATAAGGTTGTACATCATGAAACTCAGCACCTAATTGATGAAGTACAGAAACGGGTATCTGGCACTAATCTTCTAGATGTAAAGAAATATAAGAATGGATTGAAGTCTGATGATATCCAGAAGAATATGGATTCAGAAGGTACAGTCGATGCGAAAACCTTACAAGATATAATGTCACAGAAAGAAGTTGATGTGTACCGTCGTCATACCGGGGAGAATCGGGCGCGCCGTGATGCTGAGTCTGGCCCTGTGTATGCAGAAGAATATACTTGGTTTGAAGATGTACTAACAGGTAAGCCTGTTTTTGGTAGTCAGAATTAAATTACACCCTAAAGGAACTAAACCAAATGGCATCCAACACTCCTACAATCATCCCTAAGAAGTCTCAGGAAGGGATTGTACAATACTGTAAAACAGCGTATGAATCCCTCAATGCGCAGTGGGATCTACGCTCCAAGTTGCGTGCTATGGATCTTGCCTATATGCGCGAACAAGATCTCTCCAAAGAGAATGCACAAGCTAAGAGAGCTAACGCATATGGAGATAAGACTAAGTTCCAGAATATCACTGTTCCAGTTGTCCTCCCACAGGTGGAGGCAGCTGTTACCTATCAAAGTTCTGTATTCCTCACAGGTCATCCTCTATTCGGGGTAGTATCTACTCCGCAATATATCGATGAAGCTATGCAGATGGAAACCATCATTGAGGATCAGAGTATTCGTGGCGCCTGGGTTGGCGAACTGATCAAATTCTTCCGTGATGGATTTAAGTACAATCTTAGCGCAGTTGAAGTTCTGTGGGATGCGCAGATTACTGCTGCTCTAGACACTGATATCTCCTTTAGTGCAACTCAAGGTCGTCCTAAAGAGGTTATCTGGGAAGGTAATACTCTTACTCGTCTCGACCCTTATAATCTTATATTCGATACGCGAGTGAATCCTTCTGAGATTCCGCGTAAGGGTGAGTTCGCAGGTTACACTGAACTCATGTCTCGGATCCAATTGAAAACATATATCAATCGTCTTAATGATAAGATGGTTGATAATGTTGTTAAGGCATTTGAATCTGGTCTAGGCTCTGGTGGCTTTGAATCCTACCATATCCCTACACTCAATCCTTCCGCACCAATTAACAAACAGAAATTTGGTAGCTTCAATTGGAGCGCATGGGCAGGTTTGGCAGATCAGCAATCTAAGATCTCATATAAGGATATGTACGAAGTTACCACCCTCTATGGGCGTATTCTTCCTTCTGACTTCGGCCTCCGTGTTCCAGCTGCTAACACTCCGCAGATCTGGAAGTTTGTTCTCGTTAATGGTTCAGTCCTAATCTACTCTGAGCGCCAAACTAATGCTCATGATATGCTGCCAATTCTATTTGGTCAGCCTCTTGATGATGGTCTGGGGTATCAAACTAAGTCTCTAGCAGAGAATGCTCTAGGCTTCCAAGATATGACTTCCGCTATGTGGAACTCTATCATTGCTGCTCGCCGTCGCGCGATCTCTGATCGAGGTATCTATGATCCCTCCCGTATTAGCAGCGAGCATATCAATAACGAGAATCCTTCAGCTAAGATTCCTGTTCGCCCATCTGCCTACGGTAAGCCTGTTTCGGAATCCTATTTCCCTATCCCATTCCGCGATGATCAATCTAGTATCCTGATGCAGGAAACAGATCAAGTCCTCCGTATGGCAGATAAGGTATCTGGTCAGAATCCGGCTAAGATGGGACAGTTCGTAAAAGGGAATAAGACTAGAGATGAGTTTCAGACTGTGATGGGTAATGCCAATGGCCGCGATCAGCTAGTAGCCATGCATTATGAAGCACAGATCTTTACTCCTCTTAAAGAGATTCTGAAACTTAATATTCTCCAGTATCAGGGAGGTACTTCTCTCTACAACCGTGAAGTGCAACAGCAAGTTAAAATCGATCCTGTTGCTCTCCGTAAAGCATCTGTTGAATTCAAAGTATCTGATGGTCTTACTCCTGCAGATAAATTGATTAACGCAGATGTGTTACAGACTTCGATGCAGATGATTGCTACTTCACCTGCTCTCTCGTCTCAATATAACGTAGGTCCGCTGTTCTCCTATCTTATGAAAACTCAGGGCGCACGTATCACTGAGTTCGAGAAGAAACCTGAGCAACTTGCGTATGAACAGGCGATACAAGCTTGGCAACAAACTACTCTGGAAATGGCTAAAGCTGGTGTTCGTGAGTTCCCGCCGCAGCCTCTCCCGCAACAGTTTGGTTATCAGCCTCAAGGTCTTAATGCTTCTCCTGTGCAGAATCAGCCAGAAGTTCAGCCGCGAGTCAATAACATTACCAACAACATCGCTAACAACGAGTAAGCTATCATGATCATTAATACTAACTCTAGTTTCGTTTCATACCAACTTACTCCTGGTGAGTTGGAAGCAGGTTCCCACTTCTCTCCTGAACAGAGAGCAGTAATTCAAAATCTTATCTCAGAAACAGCAGAGGAGAAAGTATCGCTAACTTACGATCCATCTAACCCACTTAAATTCACCCAAGCAGAAGCCGAACTGCAAGGTAAAATCGGCATCCTGAAGTACCTACTTGAACTTGAAAACACCCTTAAGGAGTAACTTAACATGAGCATTTTCTCTACCCTGTTCGGCGGAACTCAACCTGCACCTGCTCCCGCTGCACAACCAGCAACTAACACAGGAAATCCAAATGCAGGTCAGCCTGGTCAGATTCCGCAGAATCCTTCGCAAGTTACAGCTTCATCTAACAACACTGCTCCTAATGGTGTTGTTCCGGCTGGTACTCCTGCGCCTGCTGCTGAGGCTCCGCTTGATCAATTTAAGGATATTTGGCAACCTAGTGAGAACAAAAACGAACAACAACCTTTGATCAATGTTGATCCTAAATCTCTGGCTGAAGCTGCGAAAAAGACAGACTTCACTAAGATGATTACTTCGGAACAACTGCAAGCGATCAGTCAGGGCGGCGAAGCTAGTATGCAAGCTTTTGCTCAAGCTCTGAATCAAGTTGCTCAAGGTGTGTATGCTCAGTCGGCTTTTGCTACCACTAAGATTGTCGAGTCTGCTGTTAATAAGGCTCGTGAACAGTTTCAGGCAGATATTCCTGCTCATGTTAAGAGACTCAATGTCTCTGAATCACTCCAAATCGAAAACCCAGCGTTCTCTCACCCTGCTGCATCCCCAATTCTTGGCGCTATCCAGGCTCAGCTAACTCAGAAGCACCCTAATGCTTCTTCTGGCGAAATTGCTACGATGGCTCGTCAATACCTTGAACAGTTTGCTAATGTTGTTTCTGCTCCCCAGCGTGCTGCTGCTGAAAAGAAACAACAAGAAGCTAAAGGTTCCAAGGACTTTGACTTCTCTACTTTCCTTTCTTAATCTGTTCTAGGAGATTCATATGTTTGTTCGTCCTATGGTGTATGAAAAAGGTATTGCCCGCGCATCCCGCGTTGGTGATGGTATCCTCGCTAATCCGCAGATTACTGCTATCGCTGCTGACTCTGCTCAGACTCTGACTGCTGCTGGTATTCTTGGCGGTATTATTACTCACGCGACTCACACTGCTTCGCGTACTGATACTACCGATACCGCTGTTAATATTCTGGCTGCCATGCCGGATATGGACATTGGTGATACGTATATGTTCACAGTTGCTTCTCTCGCAGCTTTCACTATCATTGTTGCTGGCGGTGTCGGTGTTACTGCTTCTGGTAACCTGACTGTTCTGGCTAACGGTGCTAAGAACTTTGTCCTCGTTAAGACTTCAGCTACCACGATGAACCTCATCGGTCTGTAAGATACAATTCTTTTAATTAAATAGGAGCTTAAAATGGCCGCTGGTATCTTTAACACTGCTGCATTCACGCAAGATCATGTAGCAAAATCGTTTGCTGGTA